AATTAAGAGAACTTCTTACTGAAAAAGGTATTCCATTTGGAAAGAGAGATTCTAAACCTGTTCTTCTACAACTTCTAAAGGCAATTTCTTAAATCAAAGCGTTATTCATATACTAAATAATTAAACAATGAAAAATAATGGACTTGTTATTTTTCATTGGATTTACATGTATTCAAATAATAATTTATTTTTTACTGAGAGATCATTTAAATTTAAAACAAAAATCATGGGTATTTTTATTAGGTGCTTCAATATTATTTGTTTTAGGTGGAATACCAATTCTAATAAATTTCTTTAAAAGTATTTCAACAAATACATATAAAGAATATTTTCAAAATTTGTATAATAATGAATCTTCATTACATAGAATAATATCATTATGGTTTATATCTTCTTTATTCTTGGATTGTGTTATTGGAATGGTTGATTATCCTGGAAAGTTTAGTTGGTTTCATCATATATTTTATATTTTTAATGGGTTATTTGCTTTGTATTATAAAGGCACATCATTAGCATTTTTATTAAGTCCTATTGAAATACCAACATTAATTTATGCGATTGGAAATATGTTTCCAAATTTAAGATCTAATTTATTATTTGGAACAACTATGATTTTATTTAGGATTTTATATGAAGTTATTATTTATATTTATTTAATGGCTACACCTAATATGCCAAAAATGTATATTTCTTCTGTATTTTTCACAACTATTATTTTACATATAAATTGGATTTATAAATGGGCTACAAAATATGTATTTTAAATCCACCAATCAATAAATAGTCCATTTAGACGTTTCGTGATTTTTGAATCAGGAAATAGAACTTGAAGATTCTTAACAATTTCATGTAATTGTCTTTGACTTAAAGCTTCTTCTGAATACCATAAATATTGTGTTCGTCCTTTAGTAGCAAGATCAATAACTATATCTTTAATTTTATCAATTGCCGTAGAAATATAAACGTCTTCACGCCTTTTTTTCTCGGTATTATAAAGTGAATATAGATAATCACGTGTAAACATTTTAAATTCTTTTATTGTAATATACATATTATCCGTTTTGAATAAATAATGAAACTAATTTCTTTTGATGTAGGATTAAGAAATTTAGCTTTTTGTATTATGGAAGGAACATCACGAAAAAATCTTAAAATTTTACATTGGGATTTAATTGATGTTATGGCTGAAGGGTCAGAAGCAGGAATAAGAAAATGTTTTAAATGTAAGAAAGTTGCTTCATGGGTATGGGAAGATAAATTTGCATGTAGATTACATAAAGGAAAATCACAAACTAAATCTGCTTTAGGTAAAAAAACTATTGAACAATTAAAAAAGGAATCCGAACAAGAATTTAAAACTAAAAAGGAATATGTGAATTATATTTATTCTAAAAATCCTGTATGGAAAAGATGTGTTAAATCATGTAAAGCAGGATCAGTTGTAGATTTAGCACCATTAATTTCTACTGCATTAACATCCAGAACTTCTATATGGAATGGAGCAACAAAAGTTATATTTGAACAACAGCCTGATAAAAGAATGCTTGCTGTTCAAGGAATGATGCATATGTGGTTTGTATGTCACGGATATGAAGTAAAAGGAATTTCTGCTACACATAAATTAACAAATATTACTACTCTGGAAGATTCAACTAAATCATATAAAGGTAGAAAGAAAACAGGTATTGTTCATGCTTCTACATTATGTCCAACAGAAGAATGGAAAACTTATCTTTTGAAACATAATAAGAAGGACGATCTTTCAGATTGTTTCTTACAAGGTCTTTGGTTTATGGAACATTAATTCAAATACAAACTTTCAGGAACAACAATTTCACGAACTAGATTAATATTACGCATTTTATCAAGCATATCCAAATCTTCAATAATAGTAGCAAGATTACGCCATTCATCAAGTAAATTATTTAATTTCAAAATATTTTTTACGAGAGTTCCTTCATCAATATTATAATTTTGACAAATATTTTTAGAAGTTTCGCCTTCAATCCATTCTTCAATTAAATCACACCAAAACAATGAAATTTTTTGTTGAAAATCAATATCGTATTGTGATATTTTAAATTCGTATTGTTGTAGTTCATAAGCAGGATGAGAAGGATGAATAAAATAAGAAACATCGTCAAATCCATCGGTTTCTAAGAAAATACTTAAGAAAATAGTAATTTCTTCTGCTGAATAATCGTGAAATAGTTTTTTCGTATAAGCATAAGACATTAATAAAGGATTTCCTTCATAAATTTCGGCAGCCAAAGTTCCCATAATAGTTAAGGTGCCATTAACACGAATATAACCAGTTTTTTGAAGAATCTGTTGTTTATGTTTAATTTCAATAGGAGGTTCTTTCAATATTTCAATTTCTTCTTTCATTAATTCAATCTTTTTCAAAGAAGATTGTATAAATTTAAAGTTGTTTATAATATTTTTCCATTTAGGTTGTAAATGTGTATTATCCCATGTAGAAAGTAATTTTTGTTTTTCTTTAGATTGTATCATATCCATAATTCTTTGTCGTTCTTTACATTCTATAAATTCAATTTCTGGAATCTCAGGAAGATCATCTAAAGTTTTTTTAATGTCTTTTTCTAGCATATAAATATCCCATAATCGTTCTTGTTTCCAATAAGTTTGATTTAAAATATTTTTGTGTGAATGAATTTCTTGAAGAACATATGAATATGTAAACTTTAATTGCGAGGTTACAGAAGGTTTTAGTCCAGTCATCATTCCACGAATTTCAGAAAGAGGTTCAGGTTGACGAATAGGAAGATAAATAACAATACCTTCTGTATCTTTTCCTCTACGTCCTGCTCTTCCAGCCATTTGAGTATATTCATCAGGTCTTAACATACGAAATTCTCCTGAATCAGATTGTTTACGAAAGGATGTAAATACAACAGTTTTAGTAGGCATGTTTAATCCAACTGCAAATGTTTCCGTAGCAAATAGGACTTTTACAAGTCCCATACCAAATAAAATCTCAGTAATTTCTTTCAAAATAGGAAGAACACCACTATGATGAAATCCAATACCCTTTTCTAATAAAGGTACTAATTCAAAATATTGAGAAGATACTAAAACATCTTTGAATTTATGTAATTTAAAACTTATAATGTGTTTTACATTTGCAGTTTCTGATGAAGTAAGCAAATCTGACGAAACTTTCTTTGCATATTCACAGCACATTTTTCTTGAAAGAACAAAGAATAAGGCAGGTAATTTTTCTGTTTTTTCTAAATCAACAATAAGTTCATTTAATTTATGAACAAATGAATTATCTTTAAAATCTCTTTTTACAACTTTATCAGGTTCTTTTTGAGAAACTTGTTCTTTATGTTTTTTCTTTTTTTGTTCAATTTCATAATAATCTTGAACGTATTTCAAATATTCTGACGAATCAAATTTATCTTCATGATTCATTAAAATTTTCCCATTTTCTAATTTATGAATTAATGGAACATTTCTATATTCAGTTGAAATTAAATGAATAGATTTTTGTTTTAGTTCACCTAACCAATGAGCAAAAGGTTCAGGTTTATAAATAGTTGCTGAAAGAAGAACCAAATTAATTTCTTGAGGAATTAAAACAAAACATTCTTCCCAAATTTTTCCACGTGCCGGATCATTGATATAATGAACTTCATCGAAGATAATTGAATCTACATTATCTAATGATAAAGAAGCAGTAATACCTACATGCTCAGTTGTAGTTCCTTGTTTAAATAAAAGATTTCTAAGAATTTCAGTGGTCATAATAACAATATCCGCATCAGGAGAAAATTTAATATCGCCAGTCATAATACCAACAGATGAATGAATTTTTTTAAGGTCATGAAATTTTTGATTACTCAAAGATTTAATTGGAGTTGTATAGAATATACGCTTTTGTTTCTTTAAAGAATGTAAAATTTGATATTCACCAACAAGAGTTTTTCCTGTACCAGTTTTAGCAGTAACAAGAACATTTTCATTACGAGATATGGCGTATGCAGCAAATACTTGAAAAGGATCCATAGGAAACCCAAATGGATTTTCTACAAGAGGTAAAGGTGATTTAAGGTCAATAACTTTAAGCATTACTTTGCTTTCAAAGAAAAAAAATAAAATCCATTTTAAATATGCGTTGTAGTTTTAAGAACTGAGTAATTCTAAGAAGTAAATATGGATGCTATTTTTGGTGCTGATTTATTAACAAATCCCAAAATTGCTCAAGCCGAGCAAGTAAATTTAAATCTTCCTGAACTTTCAACTATAGAACTACCTGAATTCAATTCTGCTCCATCAGAAGAACCTAAATTAATGCCTTCATTAAATTCTGTTGGTGAATTAAAAAGTTCATCAGGATTAGAAAATTTAAATGCTGAACCTTTTCTAAATTTTGGTTCATCATCATCTAAAAAAATGTCTGAAGAGAATACTTTGAAAGAAAAGTATGAAATGCTAAGAAAATTTGAACGTATGCAAAAACTTGGTGTTCCTTTACGTAAAAGATTTACGTTGGATTCACCGATTGATGAAATGCGTATTGAACTTGATTTCATTCGTCGTGAAAAAGCTATGGATCAAACAATCAAGCAATTCTGTGATTGGTATATTACTGGTATGTCTGCAATGGAATGGGGTTCTAAAAATATTGCTTTTTTGAAAGCATTTGGATTAAATTTAGAAGGTTTATCTGAATCTGCACAAATGAATGTTGGTGATATGGAAGAAGATTTTGAAGAATTATATGATTTGTATGGTGATAATCTGAAAATGCATCCTTTAGTTCGTATTCCTTTAAGAACATGTATGATGATTTACATGGTTCATTTAACTAATCAAATGACTATGAAAGCACCTGTTCCTAATATAGATCAAATTCTAAAAACAAATCCTGATATTGCAAGACAATTAGCTACTGCTGCTATGCAACAACAAACTACGACTATGCGTGGTAATCCTGTAGCGCCTCCTCAAGCACCGCCCAGCAATCCTTTAGCAGGACTAACAAGTTTTATGAGTAGTATGGTCCCTCCTCCTCCTCAACAAACAAGTGTAAGACCTCCTCCAGCTACAAATATTAAATCTCCTGTAAAACTTCCTTCAAGACCTGCACAACCTCCTCCTTCAATTCTAAAACCATCACCTCCTCCTGCTAAAGAAATGAATGCTCCTGTAAATATTGATGATCTTCTTAAATCTGTAAATTCGAATGTAGAAACTAAAAAAGTGGCAACTTCCCAAAGAAAAGGTGGATCAACAGGTAAGAATAGTGTAAGTATTAAACTTTAAAATGGATTCTTAGTGTTCCTTAATAAAATTAAGTATGAATATATTCTTTCTTGATTATGATCCTAAAAAATGCGCACAATATCATCTTGATAAACACGTTGTCAAGATGATAGTGGAAACAGCACAAATGCTTTATTCAGTTCATTGGTTTCTTGAATTATCATTACCTTCCAACGCTTATAAGAAAGCACACATAAATCATCCATGCTCTATTTGGGCAAGAACTTCTCTTGAAAATTATATTTGGCTATGTAAATTAGGTGTTGAGTTATCTAAAGAATATACTTTTAGATATGGAAAAATTCATAAAACACAACAACATATTGAATGGTTACAGGAAAATATTCCTTTACTTCCACCATTAGGAATAACTAATCCAGCACAAGCTATGCCTCAAGAATATAAAGATATAGATCCTATTCAAGCATATAAAAACTTTTACATAAAAAACAAAATTAGATTAAGAGGAATTACTAGATATACTAAACGTTGTATACCTAGATGGATTAACTTGTAAGAACTTCTTCTTTCTTTTCTTCATCATCTTCATCATCTTTTCGATTAATAAAATAGTTTAAGAAAATCTCGTTCCATTCAGGTTTATTTGTCCATTCATAAACACCTTGATTATTTAAGAAAACTAATTCTTTAATATCTTGATTAATAAATAACATTTTATGTCTTTCAGAATATTGTCTATTTGCTCGAGAACCATGATATAAATGATATATATTAACACCTTTCAAATAAGTTATTTTTGGATTAGGTTTATTAAAATATTTAATATATTCCGTATGTAAAGGTCTAGGAAGAGATTTAAAATTTAAAGGAAGAGATTTATTTAACCATTTTGCAGCAGAAAGAGTATCACCACTACCAGAAACAGCCCAATCAAAATAACCTACATCATTATAATATTCTCTACGAAAAGCCCATGCAAATCCAGGATGATAATTATGATTAAATTCTTCTTCTTTCATAAATAAAACTGATTTTCTAGACAATTCTTTTTCTGTATTTTTACTATTCATCCAATGCGCAGTTTCAAACATTTGAACTACATCATAACTATCTAATAATTTTGATGTTTGATAATACCAATTTTTATCATCATAAAATAAATCTGCATCCATAAAAGCAATTTTCTTATATTTTTCAGGAACTTGTTGCTCTAATAATCTACATAAATTTTCTTTATGAAACATATAAGAATGTCCATAAACATGAAAAGCGTCAGGAATTTCAGGTTCTCTATCATTAAATACTAATTCTAGTGTAAAGATTGGAAAACTTTCCAATTTTTTCACCATTGTAAAATAATTTGATATAAGTTTTTTAGATTTAGCAGGATTGAAAATAATTAAACAAATAGCTAAATCTTTAGATTGACATATTCCCATTATTTTAAGTAAATAATTCTTTATGGTCTTTATCATACGCAGGAGCATCAACATCTGTTAAACCTGCATTTTTTCTTAATTTTTTATCAGGATTAGTCAAACCTTCTCTTGCAATAGGCGACCCTCTTAAGAATCCACTAGCAAGAATTACAAATCCTGCTGTTAATAAAATAGATACAATCAAATCACGAGTTCCAACAAAACATACAGCAAATATAGTTAGACGACGAATCAATATATTTTTAGAATATTCTTCTTCATTATCAGAAAATTCATGAACTACATATCTACTACCTACATTTAGTAATAACATCATCATTCCAATAATAAATGGAGTTTTAGCAAGAGCATCAATTTGTTCGAACATTATTTAAAAGGAGGCAAAAGTTTCCTGGGTTTGTGTATGCGCAGGTTTAGGAGATGCAACTTCAGGAACTTTAGAAGGAGGGGGTGTTCCTTTCTTTTGAGCGGTAGAAGGTAAACGCATCTTTTCACCAGGCATAGAAGCACCTAGAACTCCATGTAAGGCAGGTTTAGCTACACCTTCTGAAGTAGGTTGTTGTTTAGGTGCTTCAGCTTTTTTATTATCTGTCATGTGTTCAGAGACATGTTTTGTGGTCATTACATATGCAATCGCAAGGAAAATACCGATCGTAAAACTTTGATATACAAAAGTATATAAAATTCCACATAGGGCAAGGGCGTGGCCGACAGGGGATTCAAATAAAGATTGTAAGAATAGAGGAACAGGATTGGTAAAGAAAGCAATATAAACTATAATTAATCCAACAACGACTAATTCGAGTTGTGTGAGATTCATTTACTAATTCCTCTGTTTTTTTATTGTCTATGAAACAACTGTAGAGGATGGCAAGTATAGAAGAAGTATGGGGAGCACCTTTTCCTAAAAAACATCATAATATGGCTTCAAAATATGGAACAAAAGAAGAAGTTCGTGATCCAGAAAAAGAAGGTCGAGTTCATCCTACTCCAATTCATAGATCAACAGCCGCAATACAAAAACATAAGAAAACAATAGATGATTTATCAAAATCTATGCCTTATGCTAATTCAGATGAAGATATGGAATCTAATTTCCATCCTGCCAAAGTAGAATCTAATAAAGAACATATGACAGATTTTTCATCTACAAAAAAAGGTTATTCAAAACCATTTTATCCTTCAGATGGTGGATTTGATTTTCCTTATGCTCCTTCAACATTCCAAGAATCATCATATGATTTAAAACTAAATCGAATTCTTCATATGATTGAACAAAATAAAACTGGATACGAAACAGGATCTTCACAAGATATGATGTTATATATTTTTACAGGTGTATTTTTCTTATTTACTTTAGATACATTTGTAAATTTAGGTAGAAAAATGCGTTAATGGAAAACGGATTAAGGTTTCTTTAAATAGATCTAAAAGTATGGCGAACAAGATGAAAGTTATTGACTACATTCTCATGGAGGCAACCGATGATGATTTCTTTAATACTACAGGAATCCATCGCTCTAATGGTAATATTGTTTATTTAAACATCAACAATATGGACCAAGTTGTTCGTAAGCCCTATTTCTTCATGAAGCAAGAACTTTATGAAGGAATTGAGGAATCAAACTACAAAGACATGATGCGTCATATGATTATAAGTTACAGTGGAGGTTATTATGATTATATCGTAAATAAACATTTTGATAGTATCTTTGATTGGGTAGAAGATTGTGGTGGAACTATTAAAGATGTTTGTTTTGGACAGAATCGTAATTGGAAGCGTGAAAATACCGTTTTCGTAGATTTATATACTCTTCTTAACTTTATTACGAGATATGATGGTTGGGAGTTTTGGGGTGTAGAAGAAGATGAGGATGATTTGAGTAGTATTACTCAAGAGTCTGATGAATTACCTCCACTAGAGCCTATCCCTTCACCTCCTGTTAAAAAAATAGGTCTTTTAGATTGGTATGGACATCTTGTTATTATAATTTGGTTATCGGCAGTTGTTTTCGCATTTTGTAGTAATCCAAAACACAAGACTAAATTTAGTCCCTTAAAATTAAACTCGTTCCCCAATTCTAGTTTCTAAAGAAGAAAATTCGTCAAATACATTATCTAAATATTCAATCTCAAATGTTAAAGAAAATTCAGCACCTTTTTGATTTCCTGTTGTTTCTCCAGCATACCCCCCATCAGTAGTCCAATAAATAAATCCTATATTACCTTGTTGAGAATGTAATCTAGTTCTAATATGCATTCTATCTAATTTCCCAATAGCAGGTGAATATCTTGAAATATTATCTTGTCCTGAATGATCATTATATTCAATGAAATTTCCATTATTAGAAATAGTAACAGGAATCTTAGCATAATATGAATCAGGAAAAGAAGAACGATTTCCTGCTACTGCACATTCATCCACTTTATTTAATCCTTCAATATCAATTAAAAAATAATATACATTATTATCAATAGGTGAAGCACTCCAAGTACTAGATGCAATA